CAAAGATGGATTAATACAGTCAAGCAATTTGGAATTGACGATTTTGCAGAAGATGTTGTGCAAGAAGCATATCTAAAATGTATTGAAAAAGAAACAATAAATGAAGCATATTTTTATTTGACTTTGCGGAGTTTAGCAATGGATTTGCACCGGAAACAAAAAAACATTATTAAAGTATCAATAGATGAAGTAAACATAATTACTCAAATTAAACAACAAAATGAAGTTTTAGAAGTAGTAAAAGATTTTCATTGGTTTGATAAAGAAATATTTTTTTTGTACTATGATAATAAAATGTCAATGCGAAAAATAGCAGAAGAAACAGGAATAAGTGTAAGCACTATATTTAAAACAATACAAACGTGTAATTTAAAAATTAAAACAGAATGGCAAAAAGAAGAAAAGCATTAGGATTAGGTGATACAATAGAAGCTATCACAGAAGCTACAGGAATTAAAGCAGTAGTTGAAAAAGTAAAAGAAGTAACAGGATGGGATTGCGGATGCGATGCACGTAAAGAAACATTAAATCGTTTATTCCCTTACGTTAAACCAAATTGCCTAACAGAAAACAATTATAACTATTTAGTAAATTTGTTTAGTAAAAAAGCAATTAACGAACTTACAATTAATCAGCAATATGAGTTAAGTGATATTTACTTACAAGTATTTGGAACTAAATTAGAGCATAGTAATTGCGGATCGTGCTGGAGAGATAGAATAAATGAATTAAAAAAAGTTTACGATACACATTTAGACGATGAACAAAAATAAAAATTGGTATAATCAAATTTGTTTAGATTATATTCCTTTTAAAATTTTAGATAAAGTATCAGTTAAACATATTTATATTTGGTCTGATTTTCTTAATCAAATTAATTTTAATAATATGGAAGATGTATATAGTTATTTAAATATTAAAATTAAAGAAATAGAAGATGCCAATACCAAAACCAAAGACTAACGAACCTAAAAAGGAATTTATACAACGTTGTATGAGCAATCCTGTAATGGTTGCAGAATATTCAAAAGATAAACGTACTGCAATTTGTACTACTGCTTTTCAAACAAAATTAAATAGTAACCAAAAGATTAGTTTTGATTATGATGGTACTTTGTCAACTAAAAAGGGTACTTTACTTGCCAAAGATTTAATTAAAAATAATACTTTGTATATTATATCTGCTCGAAGTTCAAAGACTGGAATGATTGACAAGGCAAGAGAGATTGGAATACCATTTAATCATATATTTGCAACAGGTTCAAATGATGCTAAAATAGAGAAGATAAAAGAATTAAAGATACAAGTACATTACGATAACAATAACGATGTCTTAAATAAATTAGGAAGCGTTGGAAAGCATATTTAAACTATGGAAGTATTAAAAATAAATCAAATTAAATTAAATCCTAATAATCCAAGAATTATAAAGGATGACAAATTTAAAAAATTAGTTCAGTCAATAAAAGACTTTCCAGAGATGCTTAATATTAGACCAATAGTAGTCAATCAAGATATGATTATACTTGGTGGTAATATGCGTTATAAAGCTTGTAAAGAAGCTGGACTAAAAGAAATACCAGTTATAGTTACAGACTTAACAGAAGCACAACAAAAAGAGTTTTTAATTAAAGATAACACAAGCGGTGGTGAATGGGATTGGGAAATATTAGCTAATGAATGGGATAGCGAACAATTAGAAGCTTGGGGATTAGATATTCCATCATTTGAAAATGAAAATATTATTGAAGCAGAACCAGAAGAAGATGATTTTGAAATTCCAAATGAAATAGAAACTAATATTGTATTAGGTGATTTATTTGAAATAGGAGAACATAGATTATTATGCGGATCAAGTACTGAAATGGATACTTGGGAAAAATTAATGAACGGTAAACTTTCGGATATGGTAATGACTGATCCGCCTTATAACGTTGCTTATGTAGGTAAAACAAAAGAATCGCTTACTATTGATAATGATAATATGTCAAATAGCGAATTTTATCAATTTTTATATGATTTTTACACCGCATTAGGAAGTTACACTAAAAAAGGCGGTGCTTGGTATGTTTGGCACGCAGATAGTGAAGGTGCAAATTTTAGACAAGCAATGAAAGATGCAGGAATAATGGTAAAACAATGTTTGATATGGGTAAAAAATTCAATGGTAATGGGTAGACAAGATTACCAATGGAAACATGAACCTTGCCTTTATGGATGGAAAGAGGGAGCAGCGCATTACTTTACAAATGAAAGAACACATACAACAGTTATAGAAGATAAAATTGATATTAGAAAATTAACCAAAGAACAAATGAAAAATATGCTCACTGAAATAATGAGCGACAAAAACAAAACAACAATAATAAACTGCGACAAACCATTTAGGAATGCAGAACATCCAACAATGAAACCAATTTTATTATTAGCACCGCTAATTAAAAACAGTTCAAAAGAAAATGAACTTGTTGCAGATGGTTTTTTGGGTAGCGGTTCAACAATGGTAGCATCACATCAACTTAAACGTAAATGCTACGGAATGGAACTTGATCCTAAATACTGCCAAGTAATAATAGATAGAATGATTAAACTTGATCCAACATTAGAAATAAAAAGAAACGGAATAAAATATGAAAGTAATACAATCACAAGAGAATAATATAATTAATACTTTTTTATCAGTAACTGATGCTTGTAAAAAATTAAATATTAAAAGAGATTTAATATTAAGATGTTGTCAAGGCAAACAAAAAAGCGCAAAAGGATTTAATTTTAATTACGATGGCATACGACAAAACTAAAATATTTGAACAGGCAAAAGAAGCAATAATAAAACATAAATTGTTTTTTATTGACGATATAATTGCATTTTTACCTATTGCTAAAAGTACATTTTATGAATGGAAATTAGAACAATCGGACGAGCTAAAAGATTTATTAAATAAAAATAGAACGGAATTAAAAGTATCAATGCGCTCCAAATGGTACACTTCAAACGCTCCAGCTTTGCAAATGGCTTTAATGAAATTGATTGCAACGCCAGAGGAATTAAGAAAATTATCAATGACGCATACAGCTATTGAAGAAATAGAAAAACCAATATTTAAAAATATAGATTTGGATGTTGATTAAAACAACTGCTCAAAGTAAAATATCAAAACTAAAAAAAAGAATAAGGATTGTACAAGGTGGAACAAGTAGTTCAAAAACCTTTACAATCCTTCCTTTCTTAATTGACTATGCAATACAAAGACCAAACTCTGAAATATCAATAGTATCTGAAAGCATACCACATTTAAAGCGTGGAGCAATGAAAGACTTTATTAAAATAATGGAATGGACTAATAACTTTAATCCAAATAATTTTAATAAATCAAATTTAACTTATAGGTTTAATAACGGAAGTTATATTGAATTTTTTAGTGCTGATATGCCTGATAAATTAAGAGGTGCAAGGCGTGATATACTTTTTATAAACGAGTGTAATAATATTACTTTTGAAAGTTACCAGCAGTTAGCAATTCGTACAAAAAAATTTATTTATTTAGATTACAATCCGACAAATCAATTTTGGGTTCATACTGAATTAATGCAAGATGATAATTCAGACTTTGTTATATTAACTTATAAAGATAATGAAGCACTTGATCCTGCAATAGTAAAAGAAATTGAAAAGGCAAAAGAAAAAGCTAAAACTTCAAGCTATTGGGATAACTGGTGGAATGTTTACGGATTAGGTCAAATAGGTACTTTAGAGGGTGTTATATTTAATAATTGGAAAACAATAGATATAATACCAAATGATGCAAGACTTTTAGGTTATGGATTGGACTTTGGTTATACAAATGACCCTACTTCAATTATAGAAGTATATTTATACAATGGGCAAAGGATTATAAATGAAATATGTTATAATAAAGGATTATCAAATAGTCAAATATCTAAATACATAACAACAAAAGAACCTTGCTATTGTGATAGTGCTGAACCTAAATCTATTGATGAATTAAAAAGCTATGGAATAAATGCTTATCCAGTTACTAAAGGTGCTGATAGTATTATATTCGGTATTCAAACAATACAACAAAATGAATATTTAATTACTAATTCAAGTATAAACTTAATTAAAGAATTAAGACGATATGCGTGGGATAAAGATAAAAAGACAGGCGAGAAACTTAACAAACCAATCGACGATTATAATCACGCTATTGATGCGTGGAGGTATCACGAAATGGAAACAATAGGAATGAATAAAAACAAAGGAAGTTATTTTATTTATTAGTAATACAAAAAACAATTAAATACGTTATATAATTATGAAAGTTAAGATTACAATTCCAACATCGTTAAATGAAATTACTTTAGAGCAATATCAAAGGTTTATTTCTATATCTGAAAAGAACGAGGATGGCGATTTTCTGCAGTTAAAAATGTTAGAGATATTTTGCAATATTCCTTTAGATGTAGCTTCTAATATGTCGTTAAAAGATGTAAACGAAATTACTGCAAGTATTAATCAAATGTTTGCAAAAGAATATAAACTGCAACCAATATTTAAACTTGGTGAAACTAACTTTGGATTTATACCAAACTTAGATGAAATAAGTTTGGGTGAGTTTAGTGATTTAGATAATTACTTCGGTAAGATGGATAAATTGCATAATGCTATGGCGGTCCTATACAGACCAATAACAGAAAAAGTTAAAAACAAATATACCATACAGGATTACAACGGAAGCATAACGTATTGCGATGTAATGAAATATATGCCAATGGATGTTGTATTTGGTGCGATGGTTTTTTTTTACAATTTAAGCAACGAATTATTAATCAGTTCCCTGAACTTTTTGGAGGAGAATCCACAGGTGAAAGATTTGATAGACAAGCACAATTCGGAGTTAAGTGGGGATGGTATTCATCTTTCTATGCTATCGCTCAAGGTGATGTTAGAAGATTTGATGAAGTATCAAAACTTCGATTACTTACTGCCTTGACATTCTTAACTTTTGAAAAAGAAAAAATAGAAATAGAACAATCAATGTTAAAGAAAAATGAATAATTATTATAAAATAACGGAAGTAATAAAAGATGAACTTTTAAAGGATGGAATTATTAACAACGTATCACAAGGTGATATATTCAATGTTGATATAAACAAACCTACAATATTCCCTTTAGGACATATTATTGTAAATACTGCAACACAAAGCGAAAGCGGTAACACTAATATTTTTAACGTTTCAGTTTTATTAATGGATGTTTGCGATATATCTAAAGCAGAACCATACGATTTGTTTTATAATAATGATAATGAAGCTGATATATTTAATAGTCAATTTGAAAATGCAAATCGTTTATTAACTTCATTACGTAGAGGTGATTTATACGATTTAGGTTATAGATTAAATGGTAGTGCAAATTTTGAAGCATTTGGCGATAAATTTGATAATAAGATAGTAGGTTGGACAATTACATTTGCGATTGAAACAGGAAACGATATGACTATCTGCTAATGATTAATTTAGAACATACACAAAAGACTTTAGAGAAGTTTCGAGATTACGTTATACAGCAATCACGTAGTAACTTAACTAAAGATGGACATAATGATACAAAGAAACTTTATAACGAAATTAAAGGCGATGTAAAAGTAAGTGCTAATAGTTTTCAGTTAGGTTTTCAAATGCCTATTTATGGGCAATTCCAAGACAAAGGTGTTAAAGGAAAGTTTACAAGTTTAAAAGCTCCAAATAGTCCGTTTAAGTTTGGTAGTGGATCAGGTCAAAAGGGTGGATTAACTAAAAGCATTGAAAGCTGGGTGCAAAGAAAAGGTTTTCAATTTAGAGATAAGAAGTCCGGTAGATTTATGAGTTATAAAAATACTGCTTTTTTAATCAGTAGAAGCATTTATACAACAGGTTTAAGACCGAGTTTATTCTTTACTAAACCATTTGAAGCAGGATATAAAAAATACATTGATGACGAATTAATACAACAATTCGCTTTAGATGTAGAAGATTTAATGAAATATACTTTAAAAGATATAAAATAATGCAGAAATTTAATTGTAGAAGTCCGTTTATAGTTTCAGTTAATGGTTCATCAACTCAAATAGCAACACGAGTTAATTTGGTTATTAAAAATCAAACAGGAACAACTACTTTAGGAACTTACAACCTTACAAAAACAAAATACAGTGATACGCAATATATTAACTATTATAATATCAGTCCATATTGTTATGATTTATTAAAGTTAAATGTAGGCAATCCTGAAAAAGCGTGGTTAAAATTAGAAATAAAAACTTACTATACTAACACTTCAAATGTAGAAACAAATATTGCAACTTATAATTGTTATACTTCATTAGGATTTTCACTTTATGGAATAAATCAATCTCCTGGTGCTTTATCTTCAATATTATTAGATACTTTATACAGACCATTATTTAATCAAAAAATATATTATTCAACAGATATTTCATATCCTAAATTAACTTATGCAGTTGATAATGATACATATAGATTTAGATTAAGATATTTAAAAGGATCAACTTTAATTTCAACAGTAGATTTAGCACAATCAGGAATAGTTGATTTTTATAATAGTGATATGACATTATTAGATGGTGATAGTAACTTTTTTGAAATACAACAAAAGCCAATTATAGGAGGAACATTTACTACTGCATTTAGAGCGGAATTAATACCTGTATGCGAGGTTAAATATTCACCTTTATTATTGACATTTATAAATCGTTATGGTGGTTTACAAAGCATAACATTATTTAAAAATAGTACTCAAAGCATTGAAGTTAAAAGTTCAAATTACAATACTAATTCTTTTCTTGATACAAAATATCCTGATTATGATGTTAATTATGGACAAACAAGAATTTATAATAAAAATGGTAAATATAATATTAAAGTTAATACAGGTTGGGTTGATGAAAATTTCAATGAGTTTATAGAAGATATAATGCTATCTGAATATTTATCGCTTTATTACAAAGATAAAGGAACAGGAGTACAACAAGCTGTGACTTTAAAAGATACAAGTATGCTATATAAATCGCATTTAAACGAAAAAGTAATTAATTATGAGTTGAACTTTGAAGTTGCAAATTCAATCATTAATAACGTAGTATAATGGTAAGCGTAGAAATTTATATTAAAGTAGGTGATGAATTTAAAAGGATTGATTTGTTTAAAGATGAAAAGATTAGTCTTAATTCTTCTATTCAAAACATTAATGATTTATCAAAAGTTTTTACTGATTTTACACAATCCTTTACTATTCCTGCTTCTGCAAATAATAACATAATTTTCAATTATTGGAATGAAAGTGCAGTTAGTAATGGATTTGACCAACGTATAAGATACGATGCTATAATTGAACTAAACACAATACCATTTAAAAAAGGACAGATACAAATTGAAAAAGCAAATGAAAAAGACAATCGTATTGAAAGTTACTCAATTACTTTTTATGGTAAGGTAAAACAAATTAAAGATTTATTTAAAGAAGATAAATTATCTGTTTTAGATTATAGCAGTTTAAACCATACTTATACAAGTGGTGAAATTGAAAAAAGAATAAATGGAACAAATACAGATGGAGCTTTATATCCATTAGTAGGCAATCAACACTATTACGAATATAATAATGGCGGAACTTATGATATAACAGTAGGTTCATCTCCTGATACTTCTATTGTATGGACTGATTTATTCCCTGCTATTTCTGTTTCAAATATTTTTAATTTTATTCAAACTAAATATGGAATTACTTTTACAAGTAGTTTGTTTGATACTTCTTACTGGACAAATTTATATTTATATTGTAAGAATGTAGAGCAGTTAAAAGCATATACAAATCCTGTGAGAATTAATTTTACATCAAGTGTTGGTTATATGCAAGATTTAAATTTAACTACTGATGAATTAAGTATAAATTGGGTACAATCAAATGGAACAACTCCTACAATTATTGAACAAGTAATTTTAAAAATAACTCCAGCAAATAATACAATACCATATAGATTAAAAGTTAAAAATGCTTTTTCAAATAATGTTTTAAATGTATTTGAAAATTTACTTGGATATAATGAAGTTACTGTATTAGAAAGTCAATCTTTATTTAATAGTCAAAGATGGTATTTTGAAATTGAAAGTGAATTACCATTAACTTTTAGTACAAGGTTAGATATAAGAAAATTTGCTTCTGGACCAGGTTCAGGTTCACCTTATTATGAACCCGGTTATGCTACAAGTCCAAATCAATCAACAACTTCAAATATAAATATTAAAGATTATGTTCCTGATATAAAAGTAGTTGATTTTTTCAACGGACTTATTAAAATGTTTAATCTAACAATAGTAGCAACTTCTGAAACATCATTCAATTTAGAACCTTTAGAGTTTTTCTATTCTTATGGTAAATATACAGACATAAATAATTATGTTATTAATGATAGTGTAGATTTAGAACGTACTAAACTATTTAAAAAATTACTTTTTAGCCATGAAAAATCTGAAAACGTACTAAACAACTTCTTTAGAAATACTTTTAATCGTGGCTATGATTATGGCGATTTATTGTATGAAAATGATTTATCAAATGAAAGTGCAACGTATGAAATAAAATCACCATTTGAAGATGTTATGTGGGATAGAATTTTAAGCAGCAATTTTCAAACTGCATCTTTGATTGATAAAGATTTAAAACCATACAAGCCAAAACCAATATTAATGTATAAAAATAATTTGCAAAGTGTTTCACCTGCAATAAAATTATATGATGGTGCAGGAAGTTATATTAACATTAACAATTATCAAAGATTTTCAAATGAATTATTTTTAAATAATAGTATAGCAAGTTTAAATTTTGGTGATGAGCAATCAAGTTTTAATTTAAGTGCTTTAGCTTCTGATTCACTTTTTGCTTTATGGTATCGTAACTATATTTCGGCACTATATAACATTAAGTGCCGAATTGTAAAATTAAAAGCAATCATTCCAATTACAATGCTATCTGATATAAAGCTAAATGATAAGATAATTTACAAAGACAAAAAATATATTATTAACCAATTTACAACTGACTTAACAACAGGCGAGGTTGATTTTGAATTGATAAGTGATTTTAGAGATGTAGCAAGTAAAACAACTGGAAATGGAAAGTTTGCTTTAAAAGATACATTTAGTATTAATAATACTGCTCAAAATTTAGAGGTTACAATATTAAAGTTAAATTCTGATAATTACGATGTTGAATATTTAGGTTATAGTAATCGTACAAATACAAAAGACAAAACATTTATAGTACCTATTGATGCAAATACTACAGGAAATATTGCATTTAAACAAATAGAAATTACTTATTATAGTCCAAACGTAAAACAATACATAAATATTATACAAGATGCTTAAAAATATACTACAATTACTGCAACTTCACGAACATTATGGCTATTCTGAAAATATAGAAATTGCAAAAGGTAAGAATGAATTGCCCACGACATTTAAAAAAGCTAAAACTCAACTTAAAAGAAATATAAAATGGAGAACAAGGTAGTTAATATTGAAGTTAAACACAATTTAGACCAAACAACTACATCAACAAATAAATTAGCTACAGGTTTAAAAGGTGCTGCAAATGCAACTACAGAGTTAAGTGGAAAATCTGAAGTACTTGGTAAGTTACAAAGTGGAATTGATGCAGTAGGTGGAGCAGTTGGAGGTTTAAATCCTGCTTTTGGTGCAGCAATAAAAGGTTCAAATGGATTGATTTTGAAGATGTGGGAAATGTGTGCTAATCCAGTTGGTGCTATTCTTGCAGGTATTGTTATAGTTGCTAAATTAATGTATGAAGCATTCCAAAGTTCAGTTGCAGGTGGTAAAGAATTAAAAGCAACTTTTGCAGGAATAACTGCAGTTGGTACACAATTAAAAGATGCTTATTTTGGTATGGTTAGAGCATTAATGGATGTATATGTTGCAGCATATAAATTTATTACTTTAGATTTTAAAGGTGCTTCTGAATCAATGAAAAAAGCAAATCAAGAAGCCTCAAATTCATATAAGCAATTAGGCAATGCTGTTGATGGTACTACTTATAAAATAATGTATAATCTTGAAAAGCAACAACAAGCTAATGATAAAGCAAGAAAATTACAAGCAGTAGTTCAATCTGAAACTAACAAATTGCTTGTTCAATCACGTGAAATATTAACTGATGAAACTGCATCAATAAAAGATAAAAAGAAAGCATTAGAAGAAGTAACAAAAGCAGAATTAGCATCTTCTGCTGAAAAAGAAAGAATTGCTTTAAAAGATTTACAAATTGCTAAAGTTAAAGCTAAAGCAATGGGTGGTGAAGAAGAAAAGAAAGCAAAACAAGAATTAAGAGATTTAGAGATTGCTTATAATGAAGCACAAACTGAAAATGCTATGACAGGCATTAAGTTAAATAAGCAAAGAAAAATGTTAAGCAGACAAGAAACTGCTGATGCAAAAGAAGCAGCAGATGCACAAAAAGAAATATTAAAAACAAAATCAGAAGCTGAAAAAACAGCATTAAAAGAAAAACAAGACAAACAAAAAGCATCTTTTGAATTAGAAAAATCTTTAGTTGAAGACCAATTAAGAAATACAAAAATTTCTATTGATGAAAAAAGAAATATTGTTTTAAATGATAATAAACTTTCAAAAGCAGATAGACAAAAGTTTTTAATTGATTTACAAAATCAAGAACTATTAGCAGAAGAAAATCATAATAAAGCAATAGCTGATTTAAATAAAAGATATGACGATGAAAAAGCAACACGTTTAGCAGATACAGCAGTAAAAAAAGAACAATTAGATTATGATAGAAGACTTGCAGAAATAAATTCTATTGCTCAAACAGAACTTGAAAGACAAACTTTAATTGAAAAATTAGATGGCGAACATAAAGTTAGAATGGGACTTGCTAATGAAGCTGATGCTAAAACACAAGAAAATATTGAACAAGCAAAATTTGATTTAAAAATAAAATTATGGAATCAAGCTGCTGCTGCTTTAGGTGGTTTAGGAAATTTATTTAAAAAAAATACGGCAGCAGCAAAAGTAGCTGCATTAGGTGAAATAGCAATAGGAAGTGCAACGGGTTTAATTAATGGTTTAGATATTGCTCAAAAATCTGCAAAAGGAACAGGTCCAGCAGCAGCATTTGCATTCCCTTTGTTTTATGCTACACAAGTAGCTGCAGTATTAGGAGCAGTTGGTAGAGCAAAATCTGTTTTAAATAGTGGTGGTGATGGTGGTGGTTCAGGAGGAGGTGGTGGTGCTTCTGCTCCATCTGCACCATCTGCTCCAAGTTTCAACGTTGTAGGAAATGGTGGTGCAAATCAAATAGCAGGAGTAATGGCAAATCAAAATATGCCACCTATTAAAACTTATGTAGTAGCAAACGATGTAACAACTCAACAAGGTTTAGATAATAATATAAAAAGTAATGCTACAATGGGTTAATTTTCAAACAATTAACTCTAATTTAGAAACAAAATAAATAATAAACGTTATATAATTATGAAAATATTTGAATTAATATTAGATAAAAATACAGATGGAGTTGATGCAATAAGCGTAGTTGATAGACCTGCTATTGAAGAAAACTTTATCGCTTTAAAAGAGCAACACGAAGTTAAACTTGCGGAAGTTGATACTGATAAACGTATTTTAATGGGTGCAGCATTAGTTCCTAATAAAATGATTTATCGAAAAAATGGCGAAGAAGAATATAACGTTTTCTTTTCTGCTGATACAATTAAAAAAGCAAGTGAATTGTTTTTAATAAACGGAAACCAAAATAACGTAACATTAATGCACGATAAATCTATTAAAGATATGTCGGTAGTTGAAAGTTGGATTATTGATAATCCTGAAATGGATAAATCAAAATCCTATGGTTTTAATTTAGAAAAAGGTACTTGGATGTTATCAATGAAATGTAACAATCAAGACATTTGGGATAAAGTAAAAGCAGGTGAAATAAAAGGGTTTTCAATAGAGGGATATTTTGCTGATAAAGCACAATTTGCATCTAACAAAGAAATAATTGAACAACTTAAAAAATTATTAAATGGCTAATAAAGTAACATCACCTGTAGGTGGTAAAAGAGGATGTCTTTGTAAAGATAATACTTATAAAAAAGAATGTTGCACCGGTGAATTGCAAAATCAAGGTGTAGGTGCATTAGTAGAACAATATACAAGTGTAATTGTAAATACTAATACTGAAAGAGTAATTACTAAAATTAATTAAATATGTACAAAAATGTTTTAAACAATGTTAAGCAATTACTTTCTATGGAAGTAAAACTTGCTCAACAAACTTTAATGGATGGAGTTACCACCATTGAAGCGGAGGAATTTACTCCTGATTATTCAGTAGGAATTGTTACTCCTGATGGTGTTGTACCTATGCCAGTTGGTGAATATACTTTGGCTAATGGTGATGCTTTGGTTGTAGAAGTTGAAGGTATTATTAAATCTATTGCTCCACAAGCAGCAGAAGAAGCAATGCCTGAAACAGCACATCCAAACGCAGAGGCAACAGAACCTGTAATGGCGGAAGCTAATGCTAAAAAAGTAGTTGAAACTGTATCTAAAGAAACTTTCTTTGCTATGGTTGAAAAAACTACAGAATTACAAGCTGAAATTGAAAGATTAAAAGTTGAATTAGCAAGTAACATACCTGCTGCAACCCCAATCAATCACAATCCTGAAAATGTAATTGCAAAAGATACTTTTCAATTTGCATCAAAAAGAGAAAGAACAACAGAAGACGTTGTATTCTCAAAATTATTTAAAAACTAAAAATTAATATTAAAAACTAAAAATTAAAAAATGGCTACTACATTAAGTTTATCTACTACTTATGCTGGAGAATTTGCAAAAAAATACGTTGCAGCAGCATTATTATCTTCACCAACTATTGAAAATGGTGGAGTTGAAATTTTACCAAATGTAAAATACAAACAAGTACTTCAAAAAGTTGCAACTGATGGAATTTTGAAAGATGCAACTTGTGATTTTACTTCTACTTCTACTGTAACTTTATCTCAAAGAGTTTTACAAGTAAAAGATTTACAAGTTAATTTACAATTATGTAAATCAGATTTTCACACAACTTGGCAAGGAATTGAGCAAGGTTATTCATCTTTTGATGTATTGCCTCCATCTTTTCAAGAATATTTAATCGGTTATGTAGCTTCTAAAGTTGCTGCTCAAAATGAGGTTGCCATTTGGAATGGTGCTACAGGAACAAGCGGTCAATTTGATGGTTTTGTAACTAAAATTGCTGTTGATGCTGGATTGCCTACTGCTCAAGAAGTTGCAGGAACAACTGTTACTTCTTCTAATGTAGTTGCTGAAATTGGTAAATTGGTTGATGCTATTCCTGCTACACTTTACGGAAAAGAAGATTTATATTTATATGTTTCTCAAAACATTGCTAAAGCATACGTAAGAGCTTTGGGTGGTTTTGCTTCAGGAGTTGGTGCAAATGGTTTAAATGCTCAAGGTACAACTTGGTACACTGCAGGTGGTGCTTTATCTTTTGACGGTATCAAAATATTTGTTGCAAATGGTTTAAATTCTAACACTGCAGTTGCTACTTTAAAATCTAACTTGTTCTTTGGACTTTCTTTAAATTCAGATTTACAAGAAGTAAGAGTAATTGATATGTCAGAAACTGACGGATCTAACAATGTAAGAATTGTAATGCGTATGGCTGCAGGTGTTCAATATGCTGCAATCGAAGATATTGCTACTTACGGAATTACTAACTCTGCTAACTAATAGCTTAAATAGTTAAATTAAAGGTGGTGCAATAAACGCCACCTTTTTTATTATTAATCATTAAAAAAAAATACTATGGCTTGCGATATCACATTAGGAAGAATTGAACCTTGTAAGGATTCAGTTTCAGGATTAAAAGCGTGTTATTTTGTTAACTTTGGTAAAATTACAGGAGTTACTTATAATGCTACAAATACAGATGTTATTGATTCAGTAACAGGAAGCTCGTTAAGTGCTTACAAATACGAATTAAAAGGTACAAATAGTTTAGACCAAACTATTACATCTTCAAGAGAGAATGGTACTACTTTTTTTGAGCAAAGTTTAAAACTAAACTTGAAAAGATTAACTGCTGTAGACCATAAGCAAATTAAACTTTTAGCTTACGGAAGGCCAAATATAATTGTTGAAATGAATAATGGAAATTTATTCCTTTGCGGATTAGAGTACGGAATGGAATTAACATCAGGTTCTATTACTTCAGGAACAAATTTAGGTGATGCTTCAGGTTACACTTTAGAGTTTAAAGGAATGGAAAAAGTACCTGCTAATTTTATTGGAGTATCTTTAGCTACTGCAGGATTTACAGTTGTATCAGGTTCATAATTGTTATTTTCATAATTGTTTTAAAACCCTACTTTAATAGTGGGGTTTTTTTGTAGAAACAAAATACTAACTTTTACGTTATATAAGTATGATAATTCTGAAAGACTATACTTATACACAAAATTTTAGATTTATGCCAAGAAGTAAAGATATTGCTTCAATGGTATTTATTGATGAATTAACAAACACTTCAACAACAATAAACAATCCTACTTTAGTAAGTGAACGTTATTATATGCAGTTAGAAATCAATAGTACATTTAGTTTTCTAATCGATGGACATACATATCGTTTTAATTGTTTTGATGCAAACGGAGTGCCTTTATATCGTGATAAAATTATGTGTACAAACCAAGAAATAAAAGATTATACAATTAACAATGGTGACTATGTGGCAAACCATACAACAAACGATTTTGTAATTTATGAGTAATATACACTTTATACAATTAGCAGATTACCAAGCACCTAAAATCACTGAAAATAAACGTGATGAATGGGTAGATTTTGGCGAGAATAATGATTATTATCAGTTTTTAATTGACAGATACAACGGTAGTACTACAAATAATGCAGTAATAAATAATATTACTAAACTTATTTACGGAAAAGGATTGACTGCTAATGATGCAAATCGTAAACCGAATGAGTTTGCACAAATGAAAATGTTATTTTCTAAAGATACAATTAGAAAAATAACAAAGGATTTAAAATTATTGGGCGAGTTTAATCTTCAGTTAATCTACAATGATAAAAAAGATAAAATTGTAAGAGTTGAGCATTTACCTACTAATTTAGTACGTAGTGAAAAATGTAATAAAGATGGAGTTGTAGAAGCTATTTACTATTCAGATAATTGGCAAGACATTAAAAAGTTTGTACCTAAAAGATTACCATTATTTGGATATGGTACTAAAGGCGACAAATTAGAGGTTTTAAGAGTAGGTAATTACACAATAGGACAAAAGTATTATAGTAATGTAGATTATGTCGGTGGTGTAAATTATGCAGCTTTAGAAGAAGAAATATCTAACTATTTAATTAATGAAGTTCAAAACGGATTTTCAGGAACAAAAATAGTTAATTTTAATAATGGAGTTCCAACAGAGGAACAACAATCTATTATACAATCAAAAGTTAAAAATACATTAACCGGTAGCAAAGGTAAAAAGGTTATTGTTGCTTTTAATTCCGATGAAACTAAAAAGACTACAGTTGACGATATTCCATTAAATGATGCTCCAGAGCATTATAAATATTTATCTGATGAATGTTTGGCTAAAATAATGTTGTCTCACAATGTTACAAGTCCTTTACTTTTTGGAATTGCTACAAGTACAGGATTTTCTGCAAATGCTGATGAATTAAAAAATAGTTATATTCTTTTTGAAAATATGGTTATTAGACCATTTCAGGAATTAATTTGTGATGGTTTGGATAAAGTATTAGCTTTTAATGAAATCAGTCTTGATTTAGCGTTTAAACAACTTCAACCGCTTGATATAGATGGTGAATTAACTAAAGCATTAGATACACCTACACAAATGAGTTCACATACTTGTTTAAGCAAAGATTTAACTGATGAAGATGGAAATAATATACTTGAATTATTAAAAGGTGAAAGTATAGATGATGAATGGGAGCTTGTTGATAAAAGAGAATATTCAGATAGCAATATTTCTATTGATGAATGGGCAAATTCTAAAATAAAAAATAAAGAAAATTTACTACAAAAGTTTGCTGGAGTTATAAAATCTTCACCAAGTTCAAAAAGTTCATTAGATAAAGGAAATTATAAAGTACGTTATGAATATTTTGAGAAATATTCAAGTGGTAATTCAAGAGATTTTTGTAAAAAAATGATAGCAAGAACTGCAAATGGTGTAGTTTATAGAAAAGAAGATATAGACCAAGCAAGTTTTCAAGGAGTTAATATTGAATTCGGTCACGAAGGACAGAATTATTCATTATTTAAATTTAAAGGTGGAGTTAATTGTGGTCACGTTTTGAATGAAAATCTTTATATATTAAAAACAAAAACTGATGGTACACCTTATGCAGATAAAGCATTAAGTTCAAGCGAAGAAGTACAATCTATTGCAGGTTATAATCCAAATCCAAGTGGATGGAGTGAAGCACAAATAGCACCAATAGATATGCCAAATAGAGGACATCACCCAAATTATAAAGGATAACAAATGGCAAAAGCATTATTTATAAATAGAGATGACATAGTTAAATTTACTGCATTAAATGGTAACATAGATACAGATAAATTTATTCAATATATTGCTATTGCACAAGACATTCATTTACAGAATTATTTAGGTAGTAAATTATTCAAAAAGTTTAACGATGGTATTGTAGCAAACAATTTAACGCAAACGTATAAAGACCTTTTAAGCGATTATGTCAAACCTATGCTAATCCATTGGGCAATGGTTGAATTTTTACCTTTTAGTGCTTATACTATAGCTAATAAAGGAGTTTTCAAACATACTTCTGAAAGTGCTACTGCAGTAGATAAATCTGAAATTGATTATTTAGTAGAGAAAGAACGTAGCGTAGCAAATCATTATACAACAAGGTTTATTGATTATATGAGTTTTAATCAATCTAAATTCCCTGAATATAATTTGAATAGTAATGGCGATATGTTCCCTGATCACGATGCAAGTTTTACAGGATGGATATTGTAGTTAGAAAAATGAATCTTATTTCTCAAAAGCAGAATGAGATACGATTAAAAAAATTCTTAATAAAATTAGAGAAAAATGAGTTTAAATTTTCAAAACATAAAAGGTGATACTTTTGAGCAAGTACCATTTGAGGTTAAAATTAATAATGTTGCAGTAAATTTAACAGGTGCTATTGTTAAAATGCAATTACGCAAAGAATGTGGAGGTGTAATTGGTTTAACTTTGACTTCTGTAGCTTCTGCAGGAATTACTATTACAGATGCGGTAAATGGAAAATTTAAAATCAATAAACAAATAATTGACATACCATCTTATAACTACTATTACGATATTGAAATAAAATTTGCAGATGGAACTGTTAAAACTTGGATTGATGGAATGTTTAATATAATTTGTGATATAACTCGATAATGGCAGATACTATTGATATAAATGTTTTTGAAACTACAGAAGTTGTAACTATAAATGCTACTCCTAATTTAATACAAGTTAATATTAATAAAGTAACTTCAACTGGTACAGTTTCTTCAGTTAATGGACAGACAGGCGATGTTACTATTGCTACTTCTGATAATAATTTCACTAATACTTTAAAGACTAAATTAGATGGTATTCAAGCAGGAGCAACAGCAAATGATACGGATGCTAATTTAAAAAATAGAGCAAATCATACAGGGACACAATTAGCTGCTACAATTTCAGATTTTGCAATAGCTGTAGGTTTATTAATTACAAATAAAGTAGATAAAGTTACAGGTTATTCATTGACTAAAAATGATTTAACTGATGCATTAAAAACTGTTTATGATAATGCTGTAAGTAGTTTGACTACATTATTAGCTACAGGACAAAGACTTATTACAAGTGCTGAAATTACTAAATTAAGTAATACAAGCGGTACTAATACAGGTGACCAAAATTTATCGGGTTTAGTTCCTTATACTGGTGCAAGTACTGATGTTGATTTAAACACTAAAAATTTAAAAGTTAATAATGTATTTGAGGGATTTACTTCGGTTGATGCTTCTGCAACTTTAATAACTTTAACTGTAAGTTCAACACCTTCTTATTTAGTTACCGGTAGTGGTGGGCAAACTATAAAATTACCAAATGCTACTACTTTACAAAATGGTGCAATTTATGATTTTAATAATAATCAATCAAGTGGTGCTATATCTGTAAATAACAACTCTAATACATTAGTTAAGTCAATACCTTCGGGTGGTTATTTAGTATTAACATTAATTGATAATTCAACTGCAGCTGGAAGTTGGGATGCACATTTTCAAGCTCCATCAAATGTTAGTTGGAGTACTAATACATTTGATTATGTCGGATCAATAACAGGGGCAACTTGGAATGGAGTTAATATTGCAGATAATAGAATAGCAAGTGCAGCTACTTGGAATGATAAAGAAGATAGTACTAATAAAGTAACTACATTTACAGGAAATGAAACAAGTACAACTAAATTCCCAGCAGTTAAAGCAATTTTAGATTATTTTAGTGCTACAAATATTAAAACTATTTTAGGAATTACTACTTTATCAGGTAGTAATACAGGAGATGAAACTCAAAGCACTATTTTATCAAAGTTAGCATATTACAATTATAAAAATACAAGTTCAAGTACGTCTACTTCATCTTTATCAGAATTCCCATTACTTCAAGTTACTATTCCTGCAAATACATTTTCTGCAAGTGATTTTTTAAAGTTTACTGCAACATTTGTTAAAACTGGAGTAAATGCTGTATCTAATATAAAATTTAAAATTTCAACTTCTTCTACTATGCCAAGTGGAAGTACAGGTCAAATAGCAACTGTTCAAATAGGTATTACAAGTTTATTTGGACAAATAAATAGAAATTTATCAATTAAAAGCGGTAACATTACAGGATATAATTTTACAGTTAGTGCTTTTACTGATAATGTAGGTACAACAAATGCAATTAATTCACAAGCATTTGATCCAACAGTAACAAATTATTTTTATGTT